CTTTAACTCTTACATCATAAGTTAATGTTTCTCTAACATTTAAAACTCTATGAACTAAAATATCACCTTGTGCATATACAATGTAATTAGAATCTGTGCTTAGTTTATATTCTACTTGATAATAATCTACAAAAGCATCAGGTGATGCACCTATAGTAATATCTAAAGCTACAAGTGGTGTTTCGTTATATTGGATTAAGGTATCACCAAGAGTTAAGGTTGGTGCTTGAATAACAAAAGGATTGGGTAAATTAGTTGATGGTGTACTTGCAACTTGAGTCTTTGTGGCCCAGGTATAATGCGAATCCTGATGCTCTATTAAAGTTAAGTTAATTGTATAATCCTCATTAAAAGTAATTCCTAGAACCCTAAAATTTTTAGCACTAAAACCTAAAGATGCATGAGTAATACCTACTATATTACCAATAGCTAAATCATAAGCATCAAATCCAACTCTTAATTTTAAACCTAAAGCTTCTCTTGATCTTCTTAATATAATTTCTGCCATTTCCTCTGCTTGATAAGGAGAGGTAACACTTTTAAAATCAAATTTACCTTCTAATAAGAATCCTCCATCTGCAGCTTTCATAGTGGCGTGTTGATCTGCACTTGGTAAACCAGAATCATCAGTTGGTGGAAATTGCACCTCATCAACTTGGTAATTACGATCTGGATTTACAAAGGATACTATGACTCTGTTATATTTTTCATTTTTAGTAGGGCTTGACAATTCATAACCACCTATAATATCATCTTCCGTCAAAGTTATAGAAGCTGTCCCGGTAGTCTCAATAATAAGCTTATATTCACCAGCTGTATAAGGTAAATAACCTCTACAACCTTTTAATAAATCTCTTACGTTTTCTATTACCTTTTTAGATGTATCTAAAACAACATTGGTATCAAATATATTAATATCACTAGCACCTGAATATGGAGTAACTTGAGTTTCACATATTACAGAAGCATCATAAAAAGATTGTAAGTTAATATCAGATACAGATAAACCTTTTCCATATCTTTCATTAGTTAAATAATCTAATAAACACCAAGCCGGGTTAGTTGAGTAAGCTGCACTTTGGGCAACTAAACTAGAATTATAAGCTACAACCTTTTTACCTTTTACAATAGCTTGAACTTTAGGAATGCCTGTAAAAGCATCTTGATTCCAGGTAAATCTTAAAGCTAAGTAAGATAATCCTCTAAGTCTATGATTAGATCCCCAATTTGTTAATGTAGATAATAAGCTAGATGCTGCTTGATCATCTGATCCAAAATGTGGCTCAACTGTGATTAAACTTGCACTATTTTTATAAAAATTAGAATCAGAACTATTTACTGTTACTTGAGTATTATCTGCAAGATCTCCTGACCAAGTTACAGTTTTATCATCAACTCTTATTTCTGTAATATCTGATATTTCACCTTCAGATAAAACAAGGGCCATATATAAATAGGTATTATCTGTGCCAGAGCTTTCTAAGAATACTCTCGTGCCTCCTACAAGGCGAGTTCCATATATTACAGGAATAGATGCATCATTAGATTGCTTGTTGACTAATATCCCTCTTTCATAATCATCAAGCTCGGAAGTCCCATAATCAGGTATATCTATTTTAGGCGATAACCAAGATAGTGGCTTAGTTATAATCTTAACTGCACTTTTAAAAATTTTAGTTACTGATTTAAAAATACTGCCAAATCCCATTAAGCTCTACCCCATTTAATATCTTGTACTGTTTCAGAACTAAAATCCATTCCAACATCTGCTGAAAAAAATCTTTGCTGAGAGTTGTTATTAGTTTTGCGACCTGATGTTTTTTCAAAATCTGCCCAATGCGAAACCACAGCTAAACTAACTGTACTACTTGTTTCAGACTCAGATATTGAAAAAGAATCTATTTGACCATCATATAATAAAAAAGGATCTGCTATTAAGCTATTAGTATTGTCTAAAAAACCTCTATAAATAGTTACAGAATCATTAATTACATTTTCATTTAATACAGTAGATATAAAAGTTTGGTCTGCTCCAGATAAGCTTATCGTTAAGCTTGTTTTAGTAATATCTGTTTCCTCTGTAAAATTTGACATACCCAGGATAAAATCACTAGCACTATAAGTAACACTAGAACCAGATACTGAGCTTGTAAGAGAAAAAGAACAATCAGTTAGATTAACTGGAGTAGCAAAACCAATAGTAATAAGGTGAACTGGATTAATATCATTTGTTGCAAGTTCATTTTTTATCGCTGTTGTTAGGCTTCTCGTCATTTTCTATAGTTTTCCTGTTTACTTTGATTTTTCCAGTAACTTTGTATTTAGCACTTTCTGTAGGGAATTCATATTGTTTTAAATTTAAATTTTCAGCCTCTTCATCTGTTAGATGAATTGTATCCTCGGCTAACATATCAACGTTAATCCAGTATTTAATTTTATAAGGCTTCTTCGACATCTAATTCAAATTCGTATAATAAATTTCCTGAGTTGTCTGATCCTACTGCTCCAAATTCCTGAATATCATTAGTTAAATAAACTGTAAAAGGCACACTATCATATGTTACTCCTTCATCATCTGCTAGTGAACTAATCAAAGGGGGTTCAATTGTTACTGTAGCAGCGTTTGACGATGGAGTAACATCTGCAACAACCATATAGACCTTATTATGATTGGCAAACTTTAAAAAATCACCAGCTTTAAGTGATCCAGCAGTATCAGCAGTAAAACCATCTATAGCAATAGTCGTATCTCCAGCAGAGTGAGAACCATTAACTAATATTGTTCCTGTTTCAGATCCTCTAGCATCTTTTACTTCCGGGGGAACAATAGTAAAATTTTCTTTTCCTGATCTTTGTTTAATTATAAAGGCCATAAGCTCACCATATACATCTGATCTTTTTGCAGTAATAATTTTAGCAGTAAAAGCAAATCTTTGTCCATCTATTTGCCTTGCTAATTTTTTACCGCTATCTGATTTAGAGATAATAGTATTTTGTATAGAGCGTATGCCCATAGTTGAAAATTCAGAATTGCTTATAGGAAAAGAACCACTCATTAGACTAAACTAGCTGCTCCTCTTTCATTTAAAGATTGATTAATAATATTAGATATAGTGCCTCTTGATCTAACTAATAGATCCTCAAATCCTGAAGCATCTAAAGTAGTTATATTAAAGTTTACTACAGCTCCACCAGTTCCTGTCCCTCTAGCATTTTGAGTAATTTGACCTGATTGATTTGGTATAAATAGTTCTGGGCCACGTTCACCAACTACAATAGGTTTGCCTTTTGATACCGCTCCTCCATTTGCAAAAAATCCTAATCCACTAAATAAAGACAATCCGCCTCTAAACATAGCTTGTTGTTGTAAAGCTTTTGTTTGTGCTTGTATCAATCCTAACTTTTGTCTTTCTTTAATAATTCCTTTATCAACTAAAATTTGCTCTATTCTTCTCTGTATGATTAAATTGATAGTAAATGATAATATATCTACTAATATTTTTTGTGCTAATTCTTTTAAAGTCATATTTAACTTTTTACCAAGAACAACTGCCTCTGCTAAAGCTCTAGAGAAACTTTTAACTCCACCTAATATAAATTTACCTATAGTTTCATTTACTGATTCTAAATCTTTTCTAATTTGCTCACCAATAGTTTCGCCTATTTTTCTAAATGATATTCCAGTTTCTTTTGCACTCTTTTCAATCTTTCCTAACTCTTTCATTAGATCAGCTAGTTGCTGTTTTGAAAGCATAATATTTTTATCTATTTTTTTTAAGAACTCATTAACAGTTTTGAATGCTGGCCCCATATCTTGAGCGTTTTTAGTAGCACCAAATATTTTATTAGTAATCTCATCTAGATCGACACCTAATTTTTTTAATAAACCTAAAATACCAACGATTGCTATTTTACCTGTTCGACCAAGCATTAAGAAACCTACAATACCTAATTCTCTAACGCCGGGAGGTAAATTTTTAACTACATCTAAAAGTCCAGCAAAACCAATACCGACTATTTGGAATATTGGTCTAAGTATATCTAATAAAGCTGCACCGCCTAATAAAGCTTGTTTTATAAAGTTAACTAATCCCTCACCTATTGCTGTTGAAAATCTTGTTAGAGCATTAGCATTCTCTTCAATCAATCTATTGGTAACTACTAAAGCATTTTTAATAAAATCAAAAAAACCAGCTCTATTTGTCTCTAATCTAAATTTAAATAGTTTATCTGATAGCATTGATAGAGTTCCTGTGAATGTAGTTGCAAGAACCTCAGTTGCTTTTCCAAATCTACCATCTGGCCCAAAGGTATCTTCTAAAGCTTTTATAGTTTCCTCTGCTGTAACTGTAGCACCAGCTTTAAATCCTAATAAAGCTCTAACACCTCTTTCTCTAAATACATCTGCTG